AAGTAATGTCAAAATTGTTGAACGAAAGAAATTCCGAAAACAAATCCAAGAAAAACCAGTGGTTCAAGGATACCTCGGCACGAACGCAAGAAGGTGATGGGTCCAAGCGTGATGGTCGAGAGATTGCTCAAGGTGGTCGTGGAATGGACCACGTGTTCAATCGTAATCGCGCCCAAGAGAAGTTTCGTCAGAAATTTGGAAAATATAAGTTTGTCCCACGAAAAATGACTTCAGAGGAAAATGATATGTCAAAAAAAGATGAAGGGTCAGTTGCAATAAACGAAATGAAGTACGGCGCAACCCATGAGTTCCGTGGAACTACGGAGTTTATGTCAAAGTGTGCAGACAAAGTCCTGAAGAAGCACGGAATTCAGGTACATAGCATTGAAACATTGCCAGACGAAAAGGAGACTATTTACCACGTGAGTGGTTCTGTCGATGCCATTTCTAAAGCCTCTTCTGCGTTGTGGGATGAGGTGAGTGGAAGTTCAAAGCCCATTGCATACAAGCCAACAAAGTTTCAAGGTTCACATAAAAAGTATGTTGTAGAAGAAACCGAACTCAACGAGGAAGAAATGGAAACAGAACAGGATATGACCACAGAAGAAATTCTTGAAGCTGGCCCAGCGGCTATTATGTCGGCTATCTCCACCGATAGTGAAGATGCAGATGAAATCTTTCAGTCTGTCATGGGAGCCAAGATTGACCACATTCTAGACGGTCTTAAGAATGAGCTTGCCGCTGGAATGTTTGAGACACCAGAGGAAGTGACGACAGAAAATCTTATTGCTGTATTGGGCGACATCGGCGTTGAGTTGACGGAAGAGCAGTTGGAAGAGGCGAAGTTGAGTGGCGAGGGCCGCAAGATTTCTACCTCGGATGCCAACGCACACAAGGCACAGGAAGCAGAGCATCGCGGTGATTTTGCCGGGGCTAAGGTATTCTGGAAGCGTTCTGGGTTGAATCGTATTGGCACCAAGAACGGCAGTGCCGCCAACCTCAAGCTTCAGATTCGCGGGAAGAGTGTTCGAAAGGAAGATGTCGCAGACATCCTGTCCAGCTTTGGGGTAAATCTCACGGAAGAACAGCTTGAAATCGCAGAAGCCAGCCTATGGAAGCCACAGGCCGCTGGGTTCACCAAGAAGGGTGTTCCGCCGAAAAAAGGCATGAAGAAGTCTGGTGAGTACGACAAGGCCGCACACGAAAAGTCATCGTCGGCCAGCATGGTTGACCAGATGACCGCGAAGAATCGCTAACATGGAATCCCTTTCACATGAGGCTCTACAAGATATCCTCCACGATGTACTCGTGGAGGAAGGTGTAGAGTTGACAGAAGTCGTCAATCGTGTGGCAAAGCGGTTGGCGACGGGAACCAAACCCCGAAAGCGTTTGACCCCAAGTAAGTATTTGAAGAAATACGGTAACCGTTGGCACAACCTGAAAGAAGATGCAGAAGAACTTTCTGAAGAGCTAAATCCCGCCCCGCGAGAAGATTCACCTTCTCTCGCACATAAATATACCAAGAAGAACAAAGAGACGGCAGAAGTACGCCGTGTGGGTATCGACGGAACCTTGCACGAAGCCAAGGGCATGACGCCAACGAAAGCCAAGAAAGAAGAGCGCATTGCCAAAAACCGCGACCTTGATGCCAAGCACGAAATGCGAACGTCTTCATCAGGCGTTCCGCATACAGCGTCGGGAAAGCGCATGACGTTTGAAGAAGTCATTCCCGCCAAAGGAAACAAGAAAGACAAGCGAGCCGATGTGGTTGCCAAGGAACTTCCGACTATGCCAGCCGGAATGAATGCTGGTATGCGTATGATGCCTGAAGAAATTCTTCACGAAATCTCAAGAGATAAGATTTACGGTGCTTACAAGGAACGCTACACGTTGGCAAAAGCACACACCACGGTTGGTAACAAGGCCGAGGCAGAAAAGAATGCTCATAAGGCATTGAAACATGCGGAATATCATGCGGGATACAATGATTCGCGTGAAAAGTATGCGAAGATTGCGTCCGCTCGTGCGGAAATCGCTAAACGTGCGAAAAAGGTGCGGAAAGAAGAACCCGCTTCTGAAAAAAAGTCAAAAGCAACACCCGCACCAGAACCAAAGAAGAAAGGGGCATCGAAAAAGAGTACCCCCAAGACCCCAACTACGAAAGAGGAATAACCGATGGCTATAACCGTACTGAAGAAAACACCAATTCATTGTGTGGTGAAAGTATCTGGGGCTAGTACAGAAACTATTACATTAGCTACCACATTACTTTTTGGTCCAAATGAAGTGGCGAATAATCCCCGTGTAGATATTATGGGCCTACATTGGTGCATTCCGGGTGCAACGGCGGCAACTGTTGTGAGAAATGGTGTAACCGTCTTTTCATTGATTGGGGCGTGGGGTGAACAGTTTAACGGGTTTTCAGACACGCAAGAAAACGAATCAAACATTTCCGTCACCATTCCTGCGGGTGGTGGACAAGTCATTTTGGAATTGTTAAAGGTGTCTGGATATGGCAACACACAGCACCGCAACTTCAATCAGGACGGCTAATCATGAAGATTATTCAAGAGATTAACGAAGAGGTTCAAGTTCTTACCGAGGGAAAGGGTGAGAGCAAGACGTATTTCATCGAAGGTGTGTACTTGCAGGGGAACATCGCTAACCGAAACAAGCGGTTGTATCCCATGAACACCCTGAGAGAAAAAGTTGAATCCTACAACAAGAACTACGTAGAGGCCAAGCGAGCCTTTGGTGAACTGGGACATCCAAACGGACCCACCATCAACATGGACCGCGTGTCTCACATGATTACCTCGTTGAAAGAAGATGGAAATAACTTTATTGGTCGTGCCAAAATCATGGACACCCCGATGGGTAAAATTGTCAAAACCTTTATTGATGAGGGAGCAAAGTTCGGTGTTTCGTCACGTGGACTTGGCACACTCAAGTTGAATTCTAATGGTATCAACGAGGTGCAAAATGATTTCTATCTTGCAACTGCCGCTGATATCGTGGCTGACCCGTCTGCCCCAGACGCCTTTGTGCAGGGCATCATGGAGGGCAAAGAATTTTGGTTTGATTCTGCAAAAGGAACTTTTGTGGAGGTTGAAACAGAAAAACTGTATGAGCAGATGCGAAAGATGAAAGTTCAACAGATTGAGGATGTAAAACTTGCCATTTTTGAGAGCTATATCAATGGAATCTCAAGAAAATAAGTACTTTGTCGAAGATTTATTAGAAAATAGGGGTTAGTGAAAGAACGTCCGAGTATAAATACAAACATATGTCACACCAATTTTAGGAGAGCATAAATGTCACTTAAGAAAAAGATGATGGGCCTACTTGAAGCATATCCCGGATACGGCAAGAACCGTGAGTCGGATTCTCCGTCGCAGGGGTCTTCAAAGAAGCCTGAGGTTCAGGTTCTAGAGAAGGGAAGCGGTGGTGGAAAGACCATCCGTAAGTCAAATGCTGGCCTTGCACCGTTGGGTGCGAAGGTTGGTGCATTTGAAGAGAAGCCATCCAAGCAGGGTAGCTCACAGGATGCTCCTTCACAAGACCTTGGCAAAGACCCGGGCGAGCCAGCATTCCGAAAGGCTAAGGGCAAGGCTGGTATTGCAATGAAGGGTCCGGTTGGTAAGGCTCCGAATTTCAAGACAGTTTCCGACCCTGCCTCTGTGGTGAACATGTCTTCATCAAAGGGTAACGTGCATCAGGAAGAAACCGAAACCAACGAAGAGTTGGTGGAGACGGAAGTCGAGGAGACAGAAGTCGAAGAGACTGAGGAAGTCGAAGAGTCTGAATTGACCGAGAAGAAGGAAGAGAAGGAAGAGGACGACGATGAGGACGAAGACGAGGATAAAGAGAAGAAGGATAAGAAGGAAGCGTTTACCAAGCTGAAGAAGGAAGAGCTTGAGCGTGACGTTGCCAATCTTTTCTCTGAGGAAGTAGACTTGACCGAAGAGTTCAAGAATAAGGCAACTGCGTTGTTCGAGGCCGCTGTTGTTGCTCGTGTTGCCCACGAAATGTCATTGGTCGAGGACGCGATTGCGGCCAAGGCGATTGAGATTATTGCCGAAAACGAAAATGCGCTGATTGAGAAAATCGATGCGTATTTGACGTTGGTTGCAGAACAGTGGATTGCTGACAACGAAGTCGCCGTAGAGAACATGCTTCGCACCGAGATTGCGGAGAACTTCATGGAAAGTCTACACACCTGTTTTGCCGAGAACTACATCACGGTCCCCGATGAGAAGTACGATGTAATCGGTGAAATGCAGGAAGCCTTGGATTCTCTTGCAGAGTCACATGAGGAAATTCTTAATGACGCTTCTGCCTTGGCGGAAGAGTTGATTGCGTTGAAGCGCGACAAGGTTGTCTCTCAGGTAACTGAGGGCATGGCCAAGACGCAGGTAGAAAAGTTCGTTTCTTTGATTGAAGAAGTGACTTTTGAAGACGAAGAGTCTTTCACCGACAAGCTATCTATCGTCAAGAAGAATTTGTTCTCGGGTAGTGTTTCTGCCCCGCAGAATGTAGTGGAAGAAGTAGATGGGTCAGAGGCGATTATCTCTGAGGCAGTTGACCCCGAGATTGCGGCATTGAATGCCAAGATTTCTGGAAAACCGCGATTCTAGAAATTCTGGATTGCATAAATACTAACGTGATTCAAAAGTAAATTCATCAAAAGGAGAAATACATGTATCTAATCGAAGAGAGTAAGCTAGACACTCGTTGGGCACCAGTTCTTGAGAACGCGAAGTTCGCCCCGATTACTAGCCAGTACCGTAAGGACGTAACGACCATCGTTCTTGAAAACCAGTTCCGCGAAGCTCGCGCACAGGAACAGATGTTGAACGAAGATGCACCAGCGAACAACATTTCGGCTTCTGCCGGAATTGATAAGTATGACCCCATTCTTATCTCGCTTGTCCGTCGTTCACTTCCGAACTTGATGGCGTATGACATTTGCGGCGTTCAGCCGATGACTGGCCCAACAGGTTTGATTTTCGCGTTGAAGAGCAAGTACGGCACCGACCGTAGCAATACTGGTTTGGAAGCGTTGTTCAACGAAGCCGATACTGATTTCTCAGGTACAGGCACACACGCTGGTTCTAACCCTGTGGACGGTAACCCGTACACCACTGGTACTGGATTGGCAACTGCTGATGCCGAAGCTTTGGGCACAGGTGGTTCAGGTGGCTCATTCGCTGAAATGACTTTCAGCATTGAGAAGACTTCAGTCACCGCGTTGTCACGCGCTTTGAAGGGTGAGTACACCATCGAATTGGCACAGGACTTGAAGGCGGTCCACGGTGCTGATGCCGAAGGCGAGTTGTCAAACATTCTTTCGCAGGAAATGCTTGCGGAAGTGAACCGTGAAGTCGTCCGTACCATCTACAAGGTTGCAAAGGTTGGTGCCGCTTCTACCGCAGTACCGGGAACGTTCAACCTTGACGTTGACTCAAACGGTCGTTGGAGCGTGGAGCGTTTCAAGGGCTTGATGTTCCAGATTGAGCGTGACGCAAACGTTATCGGCCAGCAGACTCGTCGTGGCAAGGGTAACTTCATCATCGTGTCGGCTGACGTTGGCTCGGCATTGGCGATGGCAGGCAAGTTGGATTACGCAACTGGCTTGACCAACAACCTTGAGATTGATGACACAGGTAATACCTTTGCAGGTGTGTTGAACGGTCGCTTCAAGGTCTTCATTGACCCATACAGCGCGAACATTTCAGCCGCCGCACAGTTCTACGTAGTTGGTTACAAGGGCAAGACTCCGTATGACGCTGGTATCTTCTACTGCCCATACGTACCGCTTCAGATGGTTCGTGCGACTGACCCGAACAGCTTCCAGCCGAAGATTGGCTTCAAGACCCGTTACGGCATGGTCAGCAACCCATTCGTCACCACGAACGGTTTGCAGACAGGAACTCCTGACGCAATGACCTTCACCGCTGGTGCCAACCAGTACTTCCGTAAGGTCAAGGTTTCGAACCTGATGTAATCTTCGGATTGCATGACAGAAAAGAGGGTCACCCCTTGAAAGGTGGCCCTCTTTCTTTTGTTACCTGTTTTTCGAGAGTTTTTGTGCGATATTTCGCGCCTCGGTCATCATGAACATTTCTACGGTTTCTGTGAAATGTTGTTTGGTAACAACTCCTATCGTCTTTCCTTTTTCATCTATCACATGAAAACACGCAAGATTTGTCGGAGAAGTTAGGTAAAACTCTGGGCTGAGTGTTACTGTTGGTATCATCATGTCTCCTGTTTTAGTTTATCTAGTCTTTTTTGGGATGGAACACGGGTTGAAATTGGAATGTCGATGTAATAGAGACTCTCGTAATATCTGGCAAACTTTTGAAAGTCACGAAGAGCAACATCCTCCTCAATTATCCCTTCCCCTTTTAAGAATCTGCTTAGAGCGTTCTCTTCAGAAGACGCAATGATGTAGAGTCTCATCAGAACACCAACGCACCAAGAACAGCCCCGAACATTACCAACCCAAACGACAACAGGATTGGGTGATTCAACAACCAACTATCAATTACATCTTCCAGAATATGCCATTCCATTCTTCCTCCCGAGAGACAGTGTATAAATACCCTTAGAGTAGGGTGTTCTATGGCTTACAACGGCTACACCCTGATTCTATCACCTGTCAACCCCGATGTCAAGGGGTGTTTGTAACAACTTCCAAGGATACAGATGACTGTCACGACCACGAGAAGTAAAATCGACATCTCAAATCTTCAATGGGACCAACGTAACCCAAGTGATATCAACTACTTACGTCCCAATGGTTTCAGGTTTCTCATCCAAACCCTACCAAAAGTGACGTATTTCGTCCAAACGGCCAACATCCCGGAAATCACCCTAGGGGTGGCAGAACAGACCACCCCATACTATGACATGCCTCATCCGGGTGAGAAGTTGGTCTACGGCAATCTCGTCCTGAAGTTCATGATTCAAGAGTCTTTGGGAGACTATTACGAACTCTACAACTGGATGATAGGATTGGGCTTCCCGACAACACGACAGGAATTTATTGACTTGGTTGGGTCACAAGCCTATCGATTCCCTCTGGTCGCACAAAGTTCAGAAGGCCCTCAACTCAGCGATGCTACCTTGTTGGTCATGGGGTCAAACAACACCCCCGTGGCGGTGTTCAGCTACTTTGACTGCTTCCCGGTTTCTCTTAGCGCAGTAGAGTTTGATTCGACTGTGGAAAACCCGGAGTATTTTCAAGCAACGGTTGAGTTTAAGTTTAGACATTTCACTTTTAGTGAAGTGGCCTAACCCCTTGACAAACACGGTGTTGCCGTGTAATATTCGACATGTGATTCAGCGAGGATATTATGTTTCTTACCGAGTTTATAGACGCAGACAAAAATGAAACACCACCCCCAGTTTTTCACTGGGCGTTGTTGGTGTTGTCTATTGTGTTGCTTTTCTGGGCGGTCTACCCATAATGAAGCTTACTGAGCTTGAAGCAATGTGGAAGGAAGATTGTGTCGTGAATGAACTCAATCTTGGTCAGGAGGCGGCGAGGATTCCCCGCCTTCACGCCAAGTATTTGGGGCATTTGATGCAATACAAACTTCAGCTAAGAAAGGCTGAGTCTGAGCTTTCTCACATGAAGCGAAACAAGCGGGTGTGGTATTCTGGTAAGATGTCACAAGAAGACTTGGAAAAACTCCAATGGCCCCAATATCTCTTTAGTGCCGTGCTTAAAAGCGATATGGAGCGCGTCATATCCGAGGACGAGCTTGTCATCAAACAAATAGATAAGATTGAGTATCTTCGGAACACGGTGTATGCGATTGAGTCGATTATGAAATCGATTTCAAGTCGTGGGTGGGATGTGAAGACCGCGCTCGAATTTGAAAAGTTCCGGGCGGGACTATGAGGCCCGTAGTACAGGTCATTAAGAAAAATGATGTATACATGAAGGTTCAGGCAGAACCTTATGTGTTGCAAGAACTGAGCGATGCGTTTTCGTTCTTTGTTCCGGGCTATCAACACATGCCGAAATACAAGTGTGGTATGTGGTCTGGTAAAATTCAACTGCTTAACATGTGGACGGGTGAACTCTACTTGGGGTTGTTGCCCAAGCTTCATGCCTTGTGTGAACGGAACGAGTACACTCTGGACAATCAAATCCAGATTACCGCAGATGAATTGACCTACGATGATTTCTACGCATTTGTTGAGTCGTTGAATCTCACGGCCCGTGGTGAATCGATTGAGGCCCGGGACTATCAGTTGGAGGCCGCACATCAGGCAATTGTGCGTGGGCGAACCCTGTTGTTGTCACCAACCGCCAGTGGAAAATCGCTCATCATCTACATGATTATGCGTTGGCATTTGGCCAAAGGTAGAAAGCAGTTGATTGTGGTGCCAACCACCTCATTGGTTGAACAGATGACCTCGGATTTTGCTGATTACGGGTTTGATGTGAAGCACATTCACAAAATCTACAGTGGTCAAGAAAAAGTCTATGATGCCCCGGTGATTATTAGCACGTGGCAGAGTATCTATGAAATGCCAGATTCGTTCTTTTCAAACTTTGATGTGATGTTTGGAGACGAGGCCCACCAGTTTAAAGCAAAGTCGTTGGTATCTCTCTTAGAGAAGAGTGTAGACACTCCATATAAAATCGGGACGACTGGAACCTTGGACGGAAGCAAAACCAACAAGATGGTTCTTGAGGGGTTGTTTGGGTCGGTGTTAAGTGTTACGACAACGAAAAAACTGATGGATGCCAATCAAATTGCCAAGCTGAACATCAAGGTCTTGGTCTTGAAGTATCCAGAGGCAGTACGAAAATCCTTCCGCGATGTTGACCCAGATACCAAACGGGTTAGTAAGAAGAAATATAAAGATGAAGTTGATTTTTTGATTTCTCACCCCCAACGCAATCGGTTCATCCGTAATCTTGCTCTTGACCAAAGCACTAACACTCTACTACTGTTCACGTATGTGGAGAAACACGGGAAGTTGTTGTACGATATGATTCAAGAGAAGGCTGGGTCGCGCAAGGTATTTTTTGTCCACGGAAAGGTAGACACGGAAACCAGAGAACAGATTCGTGCTATCACAGAAAAAGAGACAGATGCTATTATTGTGGCGAGTTCTGGTGTGTTTTCGACGGGTGTGAATATTCGTAACATCCATAACATCATTGCCGCATCCCCAACAAAATCCCGCATTCGAAATCTTCAATCTATTGGCCGTGGGTTGCGTTTGGGAGACGAAAAAAATTCGTGTACGCTGTATGACATTGGCGACGACTTGTCATGGAAGAGCAGACAAAATCACACCTTACTTCACTTAGCAGAAAGGATAACCATATATAATGAAGAGTCATTTTCCTACCGAGTCATCCCCGTCCCCCTTTAGGGACGATGGAGAGGAGTTTTTTAAGGTCATTCGCTTAAAGACCGGAGAAAACATCCTCTGCACCATGAGCCGAAACGTTACCTCGGTTGCGTCTGAATCCTACCTTACGTTACACAAGCCTGTGTTGGCGGTGTTGCACAAACAGATGACTAAGGCAGAGAGTGTTGTGGGAGAGCTATTCCTTCTGCGTCCGTGGATTGGGTGTAGCAATTCCACCGATTTTGTTATGCCCACAGACATCATTTTGACGATGGGTGACCTTACAAAAACAATGAAGTTCGAATATCTTAAATATTTGGAAGAGTTGGAGGATGCACAAAAATTCATCGATAGGGAAGAGGATGAACGCGCCATGAACACGGCGATTTACAACCTGTTGACCGATGTCAACCCGGGTAAGCCGATTCATTTTCTTAATGATAACTAGGAGATATATGAAAAAGGAACGAACTCATTATATAGACAACGAACGATTTTTGCAAGAGTTAAAGAAGCATGGGGTTGCAGTACGACGGGCGAAACGATTGAAACAAGAACCGCCGCTTCTCTCCGAATATATCGGAGAATGTTTTATCAAAATCGCCACCAACATGGCACACCGCCCAAACTTCAATAATTACACATTTCTTGATGAAATGATATCAGACGGCATCGAAAACTGTTTGATTTATGTTAACAACTTTAGTCCAAAGAAATCTACCAATGCCTTTGCTTATTTTAGCCAGATTGTGTGGTATGCTTTTATTCGGAGAATACAGAAAGAAAAGCGTCAACTCAACACCAAGTATCGATACATCGAAACATTGGGCGTCGAAGACATCATTCGGCAAGCCCATGACGAGGGTGAATACGAGACGCCTTACATCGATTATTTGAAGAATCAAATAACCCAAGCTAGTGTGGAATTGGGTGAACAGCGGGAAAAGGCCCCCGAAATGACAAAGCGGCCTAAATACATGACCAAGGCTAAAAAAACCAAGTGAGGTAGATTATGAGCAGACTGTTAAATGTTATGATAGACTTAGAGACAATGAGTACGGCACCAAACGCCGCGATTGTTTCTATTGGTGCGGTCAAGTTCTCGTTGAACGATGATGCCCCAAATCCCATTGTAGACAGCTTCTATTGCACCATCGACGCTAAGAGTTGTACGGCGGTTGGTCTACAGATTAGTAAGGCAACGGTAGAGTGGTGGTCCAAACAGCCACGGTCGGTAATGGATGCTCTCCGCAAAGACGCCAAGCCATTGAAGGAAGTCCTTGTCGAATTTTCCAAGTGGTATGGCTCAACCTCTCTCCCAACGTGGGGATGTGGGGCGAGTTTTGATAACGTCATTGTTGCGTCTGCATACGATGCGGTTGGGTTGATTCGTCCATGGAAGTACTGGCACGACCGTTGTTACCGCACAATGAAGGAAGTGGTCAAGCTTACAGAGGACGAGCGTCAGGGCACTTATCACAATGCGCTGGATGATGCCATGCATCAGACCAACCACCTATTGAAAATTCTGAAGAGCTAACCATGAAACCAGCTTCTTTTTCCAAGACTTGTGGTGCGCCATTTCGGTGCATCTTCAGAGATTACAAGACAAATGGCCCCCTTTCGGGTCATGCGTTGTATGTAACGTTGAAGTTTGTCTGTGCATATCCGAGTGCGATGTCACACGACGATTTGGAACAATTTGTGTTGAACGATACGCAGTGGGCCAATCAATATTTGGAAGAACTGTTGACTGACACCGTTCTGATTTCTCGGTTTGACCCTCTTGGAAACGTCATTATCATCATGGAAACCGAGTCATTGATTGACGTTCGGTTGATGGATGACGTATCGCTTGAAGGACTGTCCAAAATGATTAAGGAGGATTTCTCTCTCATGCTAAACCAAAAAACAGAGGGTGTTGTGGAACTGGCTGGCGTCGAGGTTCTTGAGGCTACGTTTGCATGAAGATTGCCATTGTAACCGACACACACTTTGGGTTGCGCGGGGATTCGGAGGCGTTTGATAACGCCGCCCGTCGATTTTTCACAGACCAATTCTTCCCATACTTAGAAGAACATGACATTCAAGAAGTGTTTCATTTGGGCGACTTGTTTGATAGGAGAAAGTTTGTAAACTATCAAACGTTGCATAACTGTTTTGAATATTTCAACGGCCCTGTATCAGATTACGGATTACGTATCATTCCCGGAAACCACGATGTGTATTACAAAAACACCAATCGGGTCAATGCCATTCATTTGTTGTTGGGGAGTGACTATGACTATGATTCAAAGTACGTGATTTTCACACCAAAAGAGCTTGTAATGGGTGGAAGAAAGATTGCGATGATTCCATGGGTCACGGAAGACAATAGGGAAGAAACACTCAAGTTTCTTGAGAAAACTGACGCAACCGTGTGTATGGGCCATTTTGATATTGTTGGGTTTAAAATGACCAACGGTCAAGTGTGCGAACATGGGTTTGATGCATCGATGTTCAGTAAGTTTGATTTGGTCTTGAGCGGACACTTTCATCATAAGAGTCACAAGGGAAACATTCATTACTTGGGCTGTCCTTACGAGCAAACGTGGGATGATTTTGGGAGTGATAAAGGATTCCACGTTCTGGACACGGATACGTTGGAGTTAGAGTTTATCAAAAATCCCAATGTCATGCACAAGAAAATTCACTATGATGACTCTCAAGACCAGAAGATTGACGCAAAACAGTACAAGGGGTGTATGGTCAAGATAGTTGTGGTGAATAAAACGGACTACAAAAAGTTCGATGCATTGGTTGAAAAGCTGTATGTCGCGGGTGTGCTGGATTTGAAAATCATTGAAGATTTGATTGACCTAGAGGGGTTGACTTCTGATGACACCGAGGTTAACTTGGAAGATACTGCCAGCATTCTATCCGACTACATTGATGACGCTGATATTTCTTTGGAGAAATCACGACTCAAGGTTTTAATGAGAACGTTATATATTGAAGCACAAAATGTGGAGAACATATAAGTGATTAACTTTACAACCCTACGTTTCAAAAACTTTCTGTCGTCGGGGAATGTATTTACGGAAATCAAGTTCGATGAACACCCCACCAATCTTGTGGTGGGGAAGAACGGCGCAGGAAAATCCACTATGTTGGATGCCTTGTGTTTCGTTCTGTTTGGCAAGCCATTTCGCAACATCAATAAGCCACAGTTAGTGAACAGCGTCAACCAAAAGGCGTGTGTGGTTGAAATTGAGTTTGTGGTGGGTAAGCGGCAATACAAGATTGTGCGTGGGATTAAGCCCAATCTCTTTGAAATCTATCAAGATGGAGTTCTGATTGACCAAGATGCCGCGTCAAAGGATTACCAGAAGCACCTAGAAGAGAACATTCTAAAGTTGAATTTCAAGTCCTTTACCCAGATTGTGATTTTGGGTGTGGCTTCGTTTACGCCGTTCATGGAACTTTCGGCGGCTTCCCGCCGAGAAATCATTGAAGATATTCTGGATATTAGAATCTTCACGGTGATGAACAATCTCTTGAAAGAGAAGGTGTCGGACCTCAAGGATGCCTTGAATACCCTTGAGGGTGACTTGAACATAAATATAGCCAAGACGAAGCTTCAAGACAACTACATCAAGTCCCTGCAAGCGGATAGGCAACAGCGCATTGATGAGTTGAATCAGAAGATTGCCGAGGCCGAACATGACATCAGAGAAAAAGACGTTCATATCAAATCTTTTGCGGAAGATAGAGACAGGTTATTGGATATTCTTGGTGATACTTCTGGTCTGCGATTGGAAATTCAGGAAATTCATGCGTCGATTCGAGACTTGGAGAAAGAGAAGAAGTCGCTAACATCCTTAGCGGAGCTTTCCAAGAATCATACCCTCTGTCCGGTGTGTGTAATTCATCCGGACTTGTTAGAAGTCAATGCCAAAATTCGGGATTTGAACAAGGAGTACAATGCAATTCCAACCTTGACAGAGAAGTACATCAACTGTCCGGTGTGTTCTACTTTGCCAGCGATTTTGGACTTGGATGCAACAATTCGAGATTTGACGAGAAAAGAAACGTCTGCGAATCAGGCAATGGCTCTTCCAGAGGAATATACTGCTTGTAAAAGCTGTTCGGTTCTCCCTGAAATACTAGAGATTACCGCAACAATTCGGGACTTGGAGAAAGACAAGATAAACATCACGAAGACCTGTGGGTTTTATACGGACCATACCACGTGCCCGACCTGTCAACAAGACATCAGTGAAGAGTTGCGTCAAGACCATGTTGCGGAGTCAAACAAAAAGATTGATGATATCACCACCACGATAGTTGAGCTTGTTGCTCGGCGTAAAACGTTGGGGGAAACGGCGCATACCGAACATCAGGCGCGAGTCAAGCGTGAATATGATGAAACGGTCTTGGGGCTGACTGAGGCAGTTGTGGAACGAGAAAAGTTGGGTTCGGTATCACACCAACTACATGTCAATTCGGTTGAACAACATCGCACCGATATCACGCAGATAATTCAGGTGTGTAATACGGAGCGTGACAAGATTGGTGAGAATCTCCACCGAATTCATACAGAGGAAGTAACCCTACGTCACACCACTATTGATACGTCATTAGAAGACCTGACCACCAAACTTCAAGAGAAGAAAGTGGTGTCGGATAAGGTAGAGAAACAGGAGGGAGAGATTGCACTCTTGACTAACAAGATTTCCTCGCAGAATAGTGAAAAGCTTGGGCTTCAGCGGTTTATGGAAACTCTCGTCAAAGAGAAGTCTGAGTTGGAGAAAAAGGGAGGCAACATTGAAGAGGAGAAGGCCAAGCTTCGTACTATGGCATCTGAAGTGTTGACCATGACTTCAAAGAAGGCTGAACTAAAGGAAGAGAAAGATTATCATGATGTGGCGGTGACCTTGTTGAAGGATGGTGGTGTTAAGACTCGTATCATCAAGCAATACCTTCCAGCCATCAATCAGATGGTAAACAAGTATCTTCACGCTATGGATTTCTTTGTATCCTTTGAGTTGAACGAACAGTTCAGCGAGACTATCAAATCTCGCCACCGGGACGAGTTCAGTTACGAGAGCTTCAGTCAGGGTGAGAAACAGCGTATTGACTTGGCCTTGGTCTTCACATGGCGCACCATTGCAAAGATGAAGAATAGTACCAGCACCAACCTTTTGATTTTGGACGAGGTGTTCGACAGCAGTTTGGATGCAGATGGAACGGATTACGTAGTAAATCTTCTGAAGGTCATTGGGGAACAGACCAATGTATGGGTTATCTCACACAAGCCTGATATCATGGCGGATAAGTTTAGTAACGTACTACACTTCGTGAAAAAGAACAATTTCTCTGTTTTGGAGCGATAATATGTATAATCAACGTGAGGTGGGTGCTTACATTCCCCCACAGAAGTTCTCTGTAGAGGGGCTTGACTTCGACCGTCTCTCCCTAGTACCTTTCGATGATGAAAGACTGACCACCCCACCACCCGAGTTCGATTTTGAGCAAGATGGGGTCCACGCCGAAACATTGGCTAATGGGATGTTCAAAACCATGTTGAAGTTTGGTGGGGTGGGACTATCTGCGAACCAGATAGGTCTGCCGTATCGGGTATTTGTGTTTGGTGGTAAGGATGTCCAACTAAACATCTTTAACCCAAAAATCGTTGGGGTATCCAAGGAAACGGTGGTTATGGAGGAGGCGTGTTTGTCTCTCCCGGGGTTCTCCTTGAATCTAAAACGCCCAACAGAAGTCACTGCATCCTACCAGAATGTAAGTGGAGAAGTTGTCGTATCTAAGTTTGTGGGTCTTGGGGCAAGAATATTCCTTCATGAATATGACCATATGGAAGGCGTGTTGTTTACTCAGTGGGCATCATCGTTTAAAATGAAACGGGCGGTAAATAAGGTCAAAAAACGCATCAAGAAGTTTGAGAGAAACAAACTCAACAATGAGAGGTAACTACATGGATGAAGAGGAACAGTACATGAGCGGTTCACGAAATAATATGTTTGTCGGGAAGACGTTAAGCCAAATTCATAAGCTGTACATTTCAGGGTCTATCAAACAACCTGAGGAGTACATTGACATGTTTGAAGTCATTCGTAATGCGGGAGAAAACGACATCATTTATCTGCATATCAATTCAGAGGGTGGGAGTTTATTCACCGCGATTCAGTTTCTTCGAGTGTTGGGTGAAACAAAGGCTATGGTTATCGCCTCTGTGGAAGGAATGTGTATGAGTGCCGCAACCATCCTCTTTATGGCGGCAAAGAACCACGAGATTACCAACCACTCTATGTTCATGTTTCATAACTACTCCAACAAGGTTGAGGGTAAGGGTGGAGAGTTACACGACCACATCACCTTTGCGAAAGAATGGGGTGAAAAGCTCTTGCGTGATGTATATTCCAATTTCCTCACCGAGACAGAAATTGTGAAGATTCTAGACGGAAAAGATTTATACATGACGAGTGAAGAGGTGGCACAACGTCTTGAGAAACGAAATGCAGAAATTCAAAAGCTTGTGGAGTCGAAGAATTTGGTTGTGGCGGAAGAACCGAAGAAGAAGCCTCGGAAGAAGAAAGTTCTCATTTCACATCGTGACGGGGTGGCCGCATGACAGAGTCTATTGCATACAAGTACAACGAGGGTGTGGCCTTGGCTGATGTTAAGGCGTACATCGACAAGACATACTCGCAACATTATTCCCGGTCCAAGTTCCAAACCACAGAGTTTGTGATTGACCAAGGTCATGGAGACGGGTTTATGGTGGGAAACATCATCAAATATGCACAGCGATATGGAAAAAAGAATGGCTATAACAGAGACGACATCATGAAGATTATTCACTACGCCATTATCCTGTTGCATGTTCACGACACTCGCCATTCAGAGGAGTTACCATTTTAATGAAAATCTCTGCAAGCACCATATCGTTTTTCAAGAATTTCTCGACTATCAATCAAAGCATTGTTATCAAGCCGGGAAATCAGTTGGCCACGATGGACAATGGAATATCAATCCGTGCGATGGTTACGGTTCCAGAAGAGTTTCCGCATCGTGTTGCGATATACGACCTTCAAAAGTTCCTTGGTATTTTGGCTATGATGGGGGACTGCGAGGTAGAGTTCAAAGAGAACAAAGCGGTCTTAAAGCAGGGGAAACAAAAAGTCAACTTTATGTATTCCAACGCCAACCTTATCAAAGAAGCGTCAACCAAACGCCCAAAGAGTAACGAAGTATTTACTGCCACGTTGACCGATAAGGACATTTTGTCTATCATTAAGTCTTCAGCGGTTCTGGCTTCTGATGTTCTATCGATTGTTGGTGAGAATGGGGTTGCTACATTGTACATTGGTACACCAAAATCTGATAACTACGGAAGTTCGGCAGATTCGTTTCAGTTAGATTTGGGTCCGT